CCCCGGCACGTCTGCCGAGGGTCTTTTGGTCGGTTGCGGTATCACTCCGCACTGCCTTACGTGTGAGCTGCGATAAGGCCGATAAACGAACCAGGCACACGGGCAGATGCCGTTGCCGAGTAGTTACCAGCATCAAAGCAGTTGACGCTGAAACGCTCAGTAGCCTTGAATGCCCAGCTGTCCTCAACAAAATACCGTTGATCGGACATCTCGATTGTGATGCCTCGGCGGTCACCGAAAGCAACACCCTTGCTAAGGTCTGCAAGGAATGCAACCGGAGTATCAATCGCTGGAACCGATGGCATGTTCTGAACAAAGACAACAGGGATGCCGTACAAAAGTGGAGCGACTCCGTATGCGTTCTGTATTGCGTCGATGTTGTTTCCACCGAGTGCAGCCAGCTTATCGGCGATACCCGTGTAGAAGAAGTTCTTATGCATAAACCACTTAGGTTGGTCGGCATATGTTGGAAGCTTTCCAATCATCGACTGAAGGTTTGCAAGCGTGAAGTTGCTCCAAGCAGATCCAGAACTTGAAGGGCCGACGACTGCACTTGCGATGTTGCCGTAGTTACCATAAGTACCAGATGCAAGATCAGTAAGCGTTCGCCCCATACCAACCAATCCGGAAGCATCCGTACTGGTCAAAGCCGAGTTAAAAACAACACGGTCTTCTTCCTTCGCGAGGTTATACGCAAAGTCACGAGCCAGAGCGTTTCCAACGTCAACAACCGAGTCTTCGTTAAGTTCCTTCGACACGATGGTCAAGATTGCCATCTTCTTAGCGGTCAAGCTAATTTGTGCAAAGGTCATCGAGGAATCGGTAATAGCCGTGTTTTCACCCGGATAGTAGACCGTTGTAGATGCAGTTGCATTCGGTACAAGCTGAACATCCGAGGTCATTGGAACAATGCGGCAGTTCTGGCGAGCTGCACCGTATTGCTCACGCAGGTATACGAGGTCAACGGAAAGCAGATCTGGTGTAAGGTATCCACCAGCGGTTGTCGTACCTTCGACCTGTGCCTTGAAGTGACCGTTAGCCTTCAACCATTCAGCAGACTTCTTGTTTCCAGCGACAGCCAGTGCGAACTGTCCCATGACGTAGCCCTTGTAGGACTGTTCATCACGAGTACCAGAGAAGACCGACTTGGTTACGCCACCGTTAACCCATGGCTGAACAGCAGGGGTTGCTACAGGTGCAGTCTCGCCGAGTGTCTTCATCATGTCGATGCGGGCTTCAATATCTTTGACTTCCGACATCAGGCTTTTTGCCTGTGCGAGGTCACCACCGCTCGCAGCCAACTCCTTGGCTGTTGCGATGTTTCCGAGTTTCTTAGACTCGAGTTGTTCAATCGTCATAATGACAGAATCTCCAAGCGAGCCAGAAAGTCTGCTCGCTCAGCGTCAGTGGAGGCTTTCACCTCCGGAGCAACGATGGCCGGTTGCGTCTCTGGCTGGTCTGCATCCCGCAGAGATTCCCAGCATTCAGGCGCCAGCCGCTTAGCGGCAGACCGGGAAAGTCCGACTGCATCCCGCAGCCGACGTTCAACACTCCGGAGGCTATCCGGAGCGGACTTCACCAGCATCGGGTCAGACCCAATGGCGGTTGCAAGTTTCTTGGCACGATCGGCAAAGCCATCGACAAGTGCAATGATAAAGGGTGTCTTGTCCCCTTGAACTTCGTAGAGACCCATGATGCCAGCACAGAGGTTATCGTAGAGACCTTCAAAGCCTTCATGAATGATGTTTGCGCCAGTGCCTGTATAGACCTTGTCAATGTATGCGGCTGGGTCTTCACCGATGGCTGGCTCAGCTTGCTCAGGAGTGATGGCATACTCTTCGCTGTCATCACCCATATCCATTCCCATATCCATCATAGAATCCATTGCATACATATCCTTTAGGGTCTTCACTGAGTTTCGATACTCGGCGGGTGTCGGGGTGATGCTTGCCTCAGCGATAGGCCAGCGGGTTATCTCAACTGCACCGCCCATGCTCTTGCGCTCTACCAGATGACCAGCAGCACCGGAGGAAAAACCCATCTTGCCTTGCTTGCAGAGCTTCGCAATCATGTTGCCGTATTCGTCGGCCATGTCGAGCTGTGCCTCGTACCATAAGCCGGTATCGTCCATCTTGATGTAGCCTGTACCGATAGACTTTTTACCGACCATGCTATCCATACCGTGGTGATAATAGACGTTGAGCGGTACACGCTGACCCTTGGCAACCGGAAAGCCGTAGTCGGTCTGCGGAGTAAAGTAGTCACCCTCAAGGTCGGCGGTCTTAGAATCACCAAAGCGCACGAGGTAACCCTTGACGTAGCCCAGCCTGTCGCTCTTGATACCGTCCACGGTAGATGTCAGCAAGTCCATACACCCACTATCCCACATAGCCTATTGATCCATCTGTCGGTTAGCAATCTCGCGTTCCCATTCCATTGCAGTGCGTGGCCGCCGTACCGTGATGCCAAACTCCTTGAGGGGGATGATGCTGGTAGTCGGCCCCCAGTCGCTGTTTTCTTTGACCCGTACAAAGTCAGAAAGCGGCTTGCCTTCCTTCCATAACCGGTAGCGGCCTTCACCCATGATTTCTTCTATCTCGCTATCGTTGAGACCAGCAAGAATCCGATCAGCCGTTGCTACCTTTGGCCGTGTATCAGGGATAGAAGAATCGCCGGTTATCTCAGCCCAGGAGAGCGTTTCCGGTATCATCACGCATCTACAGTTTGGATGACTTGGCATGATTTCATCGGTCTTTTGAAGCGTACCGGACAAAGCCAAGCAAGCAAGGCATACCCGCGCATCCTGCGTGGCTTGCCGCCTGAAGCCTGTAACCGATGGGTTCTCGGCATACAGTTGCCGCTGGGCTTCACGGCTGGCGCGTATCATCTCAGTACGTGCTATCGTCTCGGCTCTTTGCCTACCGATGTCAGCCGCCTTGCGTACCCGCCGTGCTACCGTGCGCGGCCCTTCACCTAGGCTGATGCCTTGTACCAAAGCCATCTGCATGGCATCCGTGGTTACTTGGGGGATGGCATCGAATAAGACAGCCAGAGGGCTACCATCGCCTGCGAACCCGACAAAGGCCTGCAAGGCTTCGTCAGGTAGACTTGTCCAGCTACTACCAAGGGTAACCCCGGCGGGCTTTTTACCCGCTGCCGCTTCCACAAGGCCCGCCGTTGCATCATTAGCAAGTATGGCACTTTGTAGTTGTCCATCTGCGGTTATCTTTGCCCCCTCTACCGAGAACTTCTTCAGGTTCTTTCCCAGCTGCTCGATGTTGTCTATGATCCGCTGACGCATGAAAAGGATTGTTTCGGATGGCGGTTCCCCGTTGGCTTCACGCTCGGCTATCCTACCCTCCAGCGCGTCAAGCTCATCGATGCTGGCCTTGGTTGCCGCCTTGTATGCACGTTGCATCCGGCTTATGGCTACGCCTTCACGCTCCAGTAGGTCATTGCGATACTTCTGACCAGCCGCGTAGATTCTAGCGGTGCCGCTGTCTACTCGCTTGAGCTGGTCTCCAGCTCGTACCCGTAAAAAGGGTGGCTCTTGTACACTACCCCCGGAGTGCATACGTGGTCACCATCAAGGCTCTTACCGTCTGCTTGTATCTGGTCACGCTTCGATGTCGACCAACTGAAACCGGCATCACCGCCCCATAAGTCCCATGCAACGCGGCCGGGTGAAGGATAACCAGGCTCACCAGCGTTGAACCCTTCGGCTTTCTTATCTACTTCATGGCGAGAGAAAAAGGAATACATCCGTAGGATTGTGTCTTCGCTGAGTTTCTCACCGTTCACAATCTGGTTTGCACGGGTCAAGCCTATGATCGTACCGCCGGGCTCACCGTCTTCATGCCATGCCAAAGCCCTACGAGCCGCATCCTGCATCCCTTGGTTAGGGATGTACTTTAGGCTGATTGACTTAGCCGGTGTGATTGTTCCAATGTTCTGGGTAGATATTGCCGTTGGGTGTAGGATGCCTTCGTCTTCTGGCGTTGGCTCCATGTTTGCAATGCGCTTTGCTTCCGCACGATCAATAATCCCAGCCTTGAAAAGACGCTCGGCACGTTCAGCTGCCGCGCTTAGGTCATCAGCCAATGCGCGCACCTGCGACACGTCAAACTCAAGATAATCACCGGGTTGTGTCTCGCTGAAGTCTGGAAGCAGATGGATGGTAATGACATCAGCAATGGCACGGAAAAGAGGCACCATGCCATCTTCCCATGCCGCTTGCTGGCTGCGTTCATAATTGCTGTAGGTAGACCGCTCAAGGCCAGAGCCAAGGCCCAGCACCATTGGGTTCAAGCCAAGAGCCGAGCAGATGCGCTCTTCAGGTACACGCCTGATGGCATCCAGTGCTAAGTCGTTAGGCGTTAGGGATACGCGGTCCATCTTGTATGGGCCGTTCATCACGACCACGCCGCCCGCATTATCGCCGGTCAGGTCTTCACGCATCTGCCGCTTTATTTGCCGAGCATCATCGATGCTGATATCTACGCTCGTATCCTTGGCATCTGGCCCGATGATGATAGACGGCATGGCGCCATTCGCCAAGAGACCATAAGCAGCTGAGGATGCTACGTTATCGGTACCGATTTCACGGAGCATGGCTTGAAGCGGTGAGCGCCCAAGGCGGATATCTAGAGGCTCACGACCGTACCGCAGGTGAATCATGTCCTCAAGCTTGACATCGAATGTGCGGCCGTCGGTCTGATACTTGTACATGGTGAGCGGGTTAGTACCATCACCTACAGGTCTGACCATGTCAAACGGCAAGAACTGCAACCCGATAACCTGCCCATCGATTGTTGATCGAATCTTCCGCAGGTAGGCGTTACCGAATAACTTATAATCCTGAAGGAACCAGCCCCAGACTAAGTTAGCAGGTAGGCCGGGCATCGGTTCAGCGATGAGCGCAAGGATTGGATGGCCTGGCAGTGCGTCTGCTTGGCTTGAGTCAATCGGTCGGTATACTTTGGCTACGCCTTGGCTCCAGTTCCTGACGTACCAATCAATAGCCACTGCGACGATGCCGTTCAGGCCAAGGTCACCGGCAACGGCGCTCCAATCCTTATGGCTTCCAGGGAGTGCCCTGCGTAGCCGGGAGTACAGTTGCCCGTTGCCAAAGCCGGTTAGCATACGATCCATGCTTTGCGCTAACGGAAGCGGAAGCGCCTCGGTTTGGTTGGCTACGGCTTTACGGCCTAAGAAGCGGTCAAAGATACCCATGCTCCCAGTATCCCACAAAAAGAAAAAGCCCCCTTGCGGGGGCTGTGGCCTTTAGTTGTAAAGGTCAACTCTTTTTATCTTTGGGTTATCTATTGTCGCTGCGAACTCGATTGCTTCCTTGCGGGTTTTGATTTGGTTTTTGCATACTGGGCAACCATTGTCTTTGCGATACCCGGTGACTACATAAGTGATGTAAGTTTTCATATCTCTATCTCCCTGCTTGATGTAGATAATATACACCGCCCGTGTATATCTTGCAAGAGTATAGGGATGTATATTTTACACGGCTCCCCAAGAACGCTTAGATCCGCACATCTGCCAAGCATAGGCCAGTGCGTCTACAACGTCATCGTGCCTGCCGACCGGGAAACTCAAGAGTTCATCCTCAAAGTAAGCCGGTAGGCCTTGGCAGTGCATTACTTGGCTTTGCTCGTACCGGGCTTCCAGAGGGGCAAAGCGGGTCACTTTGTCACGGTCTGGGCGTATCCCCCGGATAGGTAGTTTCGTACGCCGTAGAAGCTCCTGCACAACAGCTGCTTGATACTGCACCTGCTCGATGCCGATCATGCTAGGTTTCCACTTATCGGCCATCATCTCGATGAAGCGCAGGACAGCTGCAAAGTCTGAGCGGGTACGGTTGATGTCTCTAACGTAGATTGTCCCATCGTCACCACGGCTCACTACCGCAACCCCGGTATAGTCAGCTTCAGACTTCGTAGATATGGCAAGGTCAACCCCGATGTATGTTGGTAGGCCTTCAGGACAATCCCCGTAGCGCAACCACTCCCGCTTGATACGCGCTCCCGCCGCATCGACGAACTCGGCCAAATACTCCTGCCTAAACGCGATGCTCGGCAGTGACTCACCCGCCTTGCCTACTTCCTCAGCATCTATCCACGGGTTAGCTGTGGTTGGCATCTGCCAAGACATCCAGTCGGCATCGGTAGAAGCCATGTTGTAGAGCGTCCTAAAGTAATTGCTACCCTTCGGCGTAGACAGAAAAAACGCATCCCCGATGTAATCGGTAAGAGTTGGGCGGATGGCTTCAGTCCATGCTTGCTCCAAGTGTCTGGCCATGGCGGCTTCATCGATGATAACCCGCTTGTACTTACGACCACGGGCTACGGTTGAAGGGTCGTCTAAAGTCCAGTAATCGATAGCTGCCCCGGTTATAAGCTCGATGCGCGGGGCTGGGCTTTGCACTGCTCGCCGGATAACTGGAGCATAGATACGCTTATGATCGGCGTATGCCTCTTCTAGGAGCCTGTAGGTAGGTGCAAACCAAGCACAAGGTAGACCGTCAATCAAGACCGGGTCACTGAGCAAGTTACCGCCCAGCGTGGTTTTCCCGAACCTACGGCCACAAGCTAAAACATTATAACGGCGGGCTTCCCGCAAGATAATCTGCTGGGCTTCGTGCGGCCTTGGTAAGACTAGTCGAATATCAGGCAAGAGGCTTATCCGAATACTCCACGATCACCTTTACCGGGCTACCGTCTGCACCGGTCTGCTCTACCCGGCTAGACCAGTCGGCCTTGTGCTTACGTTCAAGCCACCACGCGGCAGCTTGCCAAGTCGTATCAGCTGCTTTCTGAATGATAGCAACATTCCGCACCTCAGCATCACCCTCTGCCTTTTTAATAGAATCCGAGAACTCCGGAATGCCCTTAAGCCAGACGGCAAATGTATCCTCAGAAATGCCAGCGTAAGCGCAAGATGCCCGGCGGGTATTCCCTGCCCTTAGTGCCTGTGTAATCCGCTGTACTACGTCTTCGTTGTACTTGTATGGCTTACCCTTCATCTAGCACCGCCTTCTGCCCTGTGGCGTTTTCCCATCGCTGAATAATAACATCGCAATAATCGCTTGTGTATTCAATGGTAAAACATCTTTTGCCTTCAATCTCACAAGCCATAAGGCAACTACCTGAACCACCAAATGGATGTGCGACAATATCTACATCATCCAGAAATCTACTCAATATCCACTGAGTCAATGAAACTGGCTTCTGTGTTGGGTGTATTCGGTTGGTTTTTTCAGATGCCTTTGTGAACATCCTTGTTACGCCTTTGAGATTTGTCCATGCAAGTTCAGCATCCATCTGATCGCTTCCACCGTTGTTCTTGTCCCACACTAACCAACAGGCAGACGGCTCCAAAGCATTAGCGTAGTAGTTTGCACCCCACCAAACCTGCTTACCTTTTGACATCCATAAATCAATAGCTTTCAAAGCAACATCAATGCTTTCATCACCGACAAGATCTTTGTATTTATCCTTCAATACTCCTGAGTTTTTTACTGCGTTCATTCCATATGGCGGGTCAGTCACAACAGTATCAATAGTGTTACCATCCATTAGCCTTGCTACATCATCAGCCTTGGTACTGTCACCGCAAAGCAATCGATGCCTACCAAGAATCCAAAGGTCTCCCGGCTTGCATCGTGTCTCGACTTCTTCCGGCACTTCGTCTGGATCGGTTAGCAACTCGGCAGGCTCAGTCATTCCAGCCAGTTCATCAATCAAAGCATCAAGGTCAGCTGCGCCGTACCCGGTACCGTCCAATCCGATAGGCGTATTCGCAAGCTCGGCCAGGATGTCGGTAATCTTGGTTGTGTCATCTTGCCCGATACGGGTAGTCCGGTTGTCTACTACAAGAATCCGTAGCTCTTCCTCCGGAGTAACGTCAACCCATTGAACGGGTACGGTTTCCCAGCCTAGAGCCTTTGCAGCCATGACCCTATGATTTCCCGCTAGGATGTGCTTAGTCCCCGTGTTGACAACCACAGAGCCGTACCAGCCATTGACTGCTAGGCTTTTCTTGATGGCTTCGACATCGCCGTTGTTGGCGTTGCGTGGATGGTGCTTGAGCAGGTCAATAGCGACCTGCTCAATCTCCTTATTGATTACTCTATTTGCCAATACTGTCCTCAATGTTTTCTGTAGCTGCCCACAGCAGGGCATCTCTCATCTGCTGATCGGTGATGCCTTGGGCTTTAGCCCTGCGCTTGACATCTTTATACAGCCAACGTGTATACATCTCCGACCATACCACCACGCATCCAGCCCCCACCAAAGCACCAATAGCAAAAGGTATCATTTGGTTTCTTCCCATATCGGCTCCCCGGTTACCGGATTGTACTTACCGATCATCCAGTCTTCAGCAAACAGGTCACTGGCGGTAAGCCAGATGACGCTATTGTTTTCTTTGACCTCTGTACCCTCTGCAACGCTGAAGGTGTCCCATAACTCAGAGAACCGGAAGTGTAGCCCATTAGGCCATAAAACCCGGCGTATGGGCTTCTCTGCTAGCAAGGCATCAAGTGCCTGGTTGTATCTCATCGTATTATCATCCAGTCTGCGGCCATAACATCAGCACCACGGAAGTAGGCCGGCCCGGCATGATGCCGTACACCTGCCCCGTCAAGCTTGTACATCACGAGCTGCCCGTGCTGTACGGCGTAATGAATTCTTGCGCCGTCCCGGCAAAGATACTTGCCGTCCCTCATATGCACCAAGGCACCAGAGAAAGCCATGCGGGCAGTGTAGTGTGCTGTGACTGGTGCAAATCCTGCCACCTCATCGGTACACATCTGCTGGTATCCAAGGCTTTGGGCGTAGGCCAGCAGCTCCGGATTGCGTAACCACTTCTCTACGCTTTGTCGGCGTACGACGTCATCGGCTTTAGACCAAGTACCGGTGGTGTTATAGATTTCCATCGCCTGCCGGATGCGTTCTTTCTTTTCTTCGATACTAAATGCTATTGCCATTTATCTCCTCGGCTTCTCTGGCTATCCGATCAGCGTAAGCGGTGTCCTTGGTAGCGGCATAGGCCATGTACCAGAGCGCCTTAATGCTGTCAGCGTTAGCCGTCCCCTTGTGTGGGCAACGCTGCAGGTACTTGATCACGTTCCCTGTGGCAAAGTCTAACCCCCAGTCGTCGATGACGCTGAGGGCTTGAATATTTGTGTTGCGGTAGTGCTGTTGCACTAGTCTTCGCCGAACGGGTCTTCGATGTCATCGGCTACGACTACGGCCTTTTTGAGGGGCTTTGTAGCTGCAACCTTTACCGGCTTCACGGTCTCGATGATGTTGGTTAGCTCACCGTTCATCTTCTGCCGGGTGCCTACGACCACTTGCCATGACTTGCCTTTGAGCGCTTCGATGTCAAGTGCGCCAAATTGCGCGTTAGTCATCCGTCCAACCATGCCATCGAGCAGGATTGTCAGTTTGGCTTTTTCATTACCGTAGTAGGTTTTTGTATACTGGATGAAGCGGAACGGCTGGCCGTCATCGTCACCGACTTCCGTGGTTTCAAACACCCACTTAAAGTTGGGTTCGAGAACGTTTGGATCGTCAAAGCTCTTACCCTGTACGGCTTCGCAATCAATGAGGGCGCAAATGTAAATGCCCTGCTCGGCAACGGAGAACTTTTTCCCGCTGCCTTCACTGTACTTCCCATGCTGTGCAAAGAATCCCATTGTCAAACTCCTTGAGCCACTGGCTCTTTGATATGTCGGTGATGAAAAGGTCTTTACCGGAACCACTGGGGCCGCCCTTGCGAGCATTTTCACATCCATCACCAACACACAAACTATATACCCACTCAGTGGATATTGTCAAACACTTATTTTCATCAGTACAAAGTTGCGACCCACTCCCTGTAATGGGCATCAGTATGCCCGCCTAAGCGGGCGGTACTGATTGCCCATAGGGGGTTTTCAAAGGGGGATTTATCCTATCGGTACAAGAGTACAACTCTTAAGCGTACCGTTTTTTGTACCGATAGATTTAGCCCGCTTTCACCCAAGGACTACGAGCGTAAGCCGGGTCAACTTTTCGGATCAAACCCATATCACGCATTGAGTCCAGGAACGCAAGTGCCACCTGTTTATTATTGCCAATGACGGCAGCTAAAGCATTTCCCGACATCTTGTCATTCTGATCCAAAGCGTTCAAGACACGCTCGATGTACTGCTGTTCCCGCTCTGCTTCAGCACCGTTTACGCAGGGCTGCAAAACGATAGAGCCATCCTCACCAGTGACAATCTTGTATGACACTTCCACAAAGTCTTCCTCGCCTATATGACGCTGCTTGGTTGTCTTCATGGTGTAGATGCCGTCTTTGTTTTCAACCGTTGCTACAAGGTCAGCCTGTGCCGCAATCTCCCCAGCTCCGCGCATAGCCTCATGAGCCACAGGGCCGGCGTGTATGCCCTTCTTGTGATGGTGTAGGGCAACTATAGCCGCGCCTGATTCATTGATACCTTTCATCTGATCGTAGAGTTTAGCCATGTCCGTGTTTGAGTTTTCATCGTAGCCGTGGACGCGCACAAAGGTATCAAGCACAACGATAGATATTTCATGCTCTTTCACGTATGCGACGATGTCGGCTAAGTGTTCCGGGTTATCGAGTTTCACCATCTGCTTTTGCATGATGTGAACATTCTCGGCACCGTTAGCACAGAGCTTAAAGAAGCGTTGCCAGAAACGTCCAATACCCATTTCCTCATTGATGTATAAAACCTTACACTTTGCCGCTGGTAGGCTTCCCATCCAAAGTGAACCATCAGAGCAAGCTCGCACAAGGTCTACAGCAATCCAAGACTTACCCCCTCCTGGTGGTGCTGTAATGAAGTGCATACCGCCACGGGTTATGAAGTTTTCAACCAACCACTGAGCATCGTCAGCAAGCGCGGCAGCATCGCAAAACTGTTGCCAGTTTAGAAATTCTAGTTTCCGCTTAGGTGGAATCTTTGCGGTTAGTTGCTCCCGTAGCATCGCAGGGGTTAGCGGTTCACGGTCTGACTCGGGCCAGTCGCTCCACGCCCGCCCGGCTTTGAATGCTACGTCCGGTTCATCCATCGGCGGATCACACCACTGTAGATTCCAAGCAACCGTCGCCGGGTACGCTGAATCGTAATCGATGCCGGTGGAGCGGAGATATCCGATATAAGCCGTCAAAGCGTTATCACGCCCACCGTAAGGGCCTCCGCCCTCTGGGTGCCGCGTGTAGAGTTTCGCCATCGTGCCATCACCTGACGGCTCACCCGGTTGACGCTCTGCCCGTGGTTTACGCTTCGGAGTAGCGTCTAACTCATCAAACCATTCATCTGCCAAAGTAGTAATCCATAATCTCGGGCAAGTCGGCCCGCACAATCGCAAGTAGGAATGACCATCGTGCATCAGTTTTGCTTTTTACGCAAGCCTGCTCAAGCTCAAGAAAGAAAGTATCAAGGCATCCGGTATAACGTCCGGAAGCATGGCGTATCATCGGGCTTGCGTGTCCTAGCTCGCCAGCCTTGGCGGATGCCAGCAGGGCATCAAGCCTATCATCGCCGAACTCCTCAACACACAAGGATTGCTTGTAGGTTGGCTTCATGCCGCCACCCTTCAGAAGTAGCACCGGCTTAGGGTTGTCCGGGTCTTTCCAATTGATGGTTCCCGGTACCCTTAGAATGCGATCCACATTAGCGACGTTATCGGTGCCGGGTAGTATCTTGTCTGCAAAGTCACGGATGCGGTTCTCGAGCGTGGTGCGCTCCTTCGCTGACTTGCAAAGTTTAGGGCTAGACAACATCTTGTATCCGTGCCACCCGTTGCCGCTGGATACGACCAAGTCGCAGGTGTCAAGTAATGCTTGACTACTGGCACCCGGCACCTTGTTGTCTAGATCTATCCAGACGGTGCCGACCTGCTCGATGGATTCTTTGCCGAGCTTACGCCCTGGCCCTTCAGGCGCAGCACGGGGACACACTCCAACGTAGACATCATAACCACGCATAGCAAGGGAGATGATGTGCTGGCTCAGTGCTTGCCCGGCTTCACCCTTTAAGCACTCAGGGATGCGGTAGGTGGTTCGGTTAGCGTGTACCGGGTTGTGTTTGGAGAGTGGACGGATTTCAATAAAGCCATCCATGTATGGCTTGAAAAGATGCCGCAGGAATGAAATAGCCTGAACGGCATCAGTGGCTGGTATTGCCATGATGTAACCTGTTGTCTTTCGAGATACCTGCATCTGGAAACCCTTCGGTAGCTACTCCGAAGGGTGGACTAAGTCCATGACCAGAAAG